AAAGGTACGCTACTGACCCCTTTTTAACATATCCCAACACACTTTTAACATTTGCAAACATTTTGTGGCACGGTTTTTGCTGGGTCGCCACTTTACCGTTTTTTAACATTTCGCCACAGACTTTGGCACGCTTTTTGCTATGGCTCACATTTAACATCTTTTGCACAAGTTTGGCACGGTTTTTGTTATGCGTGTGCGCCCGTGAAATTGTTTCACGTGGAACACAACACACCGCAATACGAAATAAAATGTTTCACGTGGAACACTGTTAAACAAAGTTAAAATAATAATTTAACACAAAATAACACGCCAAACGCTTGCACGTTCAAAACAAATGCTTAACTTTGCAGCAAGTTAAACAATTAAATACATTGAGTTATGAATAACGTAAAATCATTAAGCGAAAACATCGCAAAGGCTGTTAGCGAAACAACAAAGCGCGTAGAATTTTTGGCGGCTGCTTATCCCGAAATCCGTACCAACTTGCAAACTATTGCAGAAACTTTGCAAGTAGTACACCATTCGTTAGGTACGGTTTGTGAATTGTCTGAAATGCAAGAAAAGGTACACAAACAAACCGTGTCAAAGTTTGAATTAGAAAAGGCTTGCAAAAATCAAGCATACGACTTTATACTAACTGAAAGTCTGCTAAACCGTTTCAAACTCTTTTGTTCGTGTTATCCCGTAAGCACATACGACAAAAAAACGGGTTGGGATATTATTAGCAAGTAAGGCACAAAGAAAAGGCGGTAACAATCAAGTTGCCGCCTTTATTTTTATCCTGCCTTGCAGTTACTCAATATAAACGCCGTCAGACAAAGCCGTGTATATCGTTTCTTGTTCCTCTGTCAGCATTTCGGCGGTGTGTATGGGTGTAACATCATCGAACACGTTAAACCCTATGAAATCGCCTAAAATGCCCGTTTGCCTGTCATTGTTTCGCCCGTTGCTTGCGCTCTCGTACCACTTGCAGTAAATGTAAGGTTCTAAACCGTAATATAACATTTCGTTCCAATTATCGCCGCCAACGGTTTTAACTTGGGTGCTTGGTGAAAGGTATATTATTTCGCTGCTTGGTTCGGTTTCCTCAACTTGAAATACAACGCCATTGCAGGACAAAAGCGCAACCCCGTTGCCCGTTACCACGTTTATAACGTACTGCAAAGCTATCGTTTTACCTGCATAATCTGTATTGAGTGTTACAAACCCTGCAAACGGCAAAAAGATTTGTATTTCGCTTTCGTAGTCGGTGTTGTCCTCATTGTGCGCTGGTACTACCGCCGTGCCGAAATCAAGTGTTATTTTGTCCTGTGCTGGCTGGTGGCAAGATACGCCCGTATTGTAGTTGCCGCATCGTATTACATCGGTGCTGCTTGCCCCTATGTTGGTGTAAATACGGCGTATCTTGTTCACGTATGCGCCTAAATCTATGTTTTCGTATATGGGTGCGCCCGTGCTTGGGTCTGTTCCCGTTTCTTTGAAAAACCGCTTTGCGCTAAATTCTGCCAATTCGTCAAGCGTTACCAAATACACGTTTATAGCCCCGTACTGCTCGCCCACAACGGTAACGGGGTACGCACTGCCAATAACTGCAAAATTTCTCCAATTAGTGTTTACTTGTATGCTTCCCGTTGCCTTCTTTTTATCGCTTGAAATCGTAAGGTCTTGCGTTTGAGGGGTGCCGCTTGCGTTCTCGTAGTAGAATTTCGGTGTACTTTTTTCGGTGTCAAATTCTGTACCATCGTTTGCCGTTAATGTAACATTTACCGTTTCCCCGTCTTTCACATATTGCGGCAAGTCCTCGTTAGCGGTGCAATTTGATAGGTTTGTAGAAATTTCTACCACATAATCGTAACTGCCCGTAAGCGTTACGGGCTTTGTCGGGTCTATGTCGGTAACTGTTAGCGTTGCTTGTTGGCTGTATTTCAAATCCTGCACCACAAACGGCGTTTTGGTCGCTGTTCCTGCCTTGTTCGTGTAACTCGCTTTGAGGTCAAAGAAACGCACTTTGTTCGGTCTGTATTCCCCCGTAACGGTGAAAGTTGCCGTTTCCCCGTCAAACGTATGTTGTTCGGTTACGCCGCTGCCCGTTATGTTGTTTGTAACGGTTAGTTCGGGCGTTCCCTCGCCGGCTGTCGTACCCGTAAGCGTGAAACTCTCGCCCGTGTCGGCATTGTCATACTCCCAACTTGCCGTTTTACCGTCTGGCGAAATTGTCAAGTCCTTTGTATCGGGGTAGCCGTAGCTGTCCGTAAACTTCACTTGTGCCGCCGTTATCTTGTAACCATCGTTTGCCGTTACTTGTATGCTCGCATCAAAATAACTGCTTCCCTTTGTTCCCGTTGCGGTCGTGTTCGGTATGTTGTTTATAACTTCCAAATCGTTTTCGCTTCGGGTGTTTCCCGTGATAGTTATTTTCGTGTTTGCATAGGTGTCGGACAACTCACCAAATGCCCAAACCTTTGCGCCGTTTTGCTCCAAAACAACGCTTTTCGGGTAGCCGCTTGTGTTGTTATAAACCGCCTTAATATCGCCTACAAACAAATAACCGTCATTCGTTCTTACGTTTATATCCCAATAACCGCCGCTTGCGTTCCACTGGCTGTTATCATCGTGTGCGTTAGGTATATTTACAATTACTGCCATACTCTTTTAATTTTCGGTTGTTCCTTTCAAAGTTACCATAATGATACCCCCGTTTTCATTAAAAAGCCCCGTTTCAGAAAACGGCACTTTCTCGAAATTCGGGTTGCGCTTGTAAACCGTATCACGGTTGGAAATATACGGGTCGGGGTTGTCGCTTTCAGATACACGCCCCGTTGCCGCCAAAATTTCGGTTTCGTAGGTTTTAAGCACGTCAATACGCAATGCAAGTTCGTAGGCGTTGTTTCCCTCAAAACTTACCCTTTCCACGAAATAATAACGCCCCAAATCGGGAACATAACAATAATTGAAAGTCGGTCGGGGCTGCTTTCGTAGTGTTACGGTCGGGCGCAACACATCGAAAGTTTGCCGCAAATCGCCCTCAATCGCCGTAAACTCACCCAACTGCTTGTTTACCGTGTTCGGGTGTCCGTTGTATGAATAAAAGTTTATCGTTGTCATATCTGCAAGAAAAAAAGGCGGTGCGGTGCGCTTTCACCTGCACCCACACCGCCCAAAGTTAAACAATCTAATACCTATTGAGTTACTCAATAAAGAATACTACAAAGTTTTCGTTTGTATCGTTGAAATATCCAGCGTCAAACTTGTAATAGTTGTTGAAAAACTCTGCCTTTGCGTTGTAGTTCGTTGTTACCCGTCTGTCAAGATTGCAAACACCCAACGCATCACGGTCGAACATTACTCCCAACACGCCCGAAATTTCAACGGCTTTGCCGCCGCTTTCCTTGATATTAATGTTTCCCGTGCTGGCAAACTCGTAGTTTTGTCCGCTGCCCTGCCAAAAAGGTACGGTTTCGGCTTGCGGCAAAAGCACATCACCACGGTTAAACGTGTCTGAATAAAGATAGGTTTGCGCTGCCTTTGCAAAGTCGGACAAAAGTACAACGTGCAACATATCTTTCGGCGTAAATCTTTCCTTGCCGCCAACATTGAACACGGTCGAAATGCTTTGCAGGCGGTCGGCATACGTACCCATAACGTAAGACGCAAAGCGTATGAAATCGGGGTCGGTTATCGCCTTTGCAGCGGTTAATTTTGTGCTTGCCCCTGTCTTGTCGTTGTACAACTTCAAAAGGTTTACACATCTTGCAGTGCTTGCGCTGGAAAGGTCTGCCCCTGCCATATCACCTGCCGCCGTTGCCCCGAACGCTTGCGCATCAGCCAAAACCGTTTCCGCAATCATATTGTTAATTGTGCGCATAATCAGCGCATCGGCTTTGATAGTCATAGACTTTTCAACGGCTGCATAAATCATCGAAATAAAGCCGTTAAGTTGTGCGGCGTTGCTGAAACTTTCCTTAACCTGCCTTTCGGTGATTGATACAGGCACTTCAAACGTAACCTTTGAGTTGAAAAACTTTGCGGTAACGATCGGTTTGTGGAACACATCTTGCGAATAGGTCTGCCCGTCCGTCAAATCCCACGTGTCGTTTTCCTCTGCTTCGGGAACATCGGCACTTATTTTCTCCAGCACGCTGCCAAACTCCCACGCATCCATTAAAACGCTCGGCACTTTGCCTGCATAAGGTCGGTTTACGAAAATCACCTTGCCGATATGGTTTACAAGTGATTTAACGTAATTGTCAACGGCATTTTGGTTAAACACTTCTTTACCCAAATCCACAATGTCCTTCAAATCCTCGGTTACAATGTCAGTCTTTCCCAACACTTCACCCGATACGCTGTTAATAAGCGTGTAAATCTGTTTTACTTCCATATTGCAAAAATTAAAATTAGTTATTCGTAAATACTCGTTGTTAATTCTCTTACAAGTGCAAAGATAATGTTTTTTCTCCAATTATCACGCCTTAACTGCAATTCTTTTGCAATTTCACTTGAAATTGATTTGCTTGCGCCCGTTCCTTTGCTGGTTTCGGTCGTTTGGCGTTCCTCTGTGCGGTTTCTCTCATCGTTTGCGGTCTTTCGGTCGCTGTCTGAAAAATCGGTGTCGTTGAACGCCTTGTTTGCGCCCGTTTCGGTGTTGTCGGTGCTTTCCTGCAAAGTTACGGTTTCCGTCCTTTCAATTTGCCCCGTGACGGGTGTCAGTACATCGTAATCGGCTAACATCGCCGCCGCTTCGCGTTCCCAGCCTTGCACGTTTACCGCAATCACCGCCGAAACAACATCGCTTGCGTTGTCGCTGGTTATGCTGCTTACAACGGTCTTGCCGCCGTACATCAGTAAGGCGTAAGCGTCTAACTTGGTCGGGTCGGTATCGCCGAAAATTGCGGCGTACTCTGTCGGGTATTCAGTCTTGAAAACCGTTGCGAATATCCCGTTACCCTTTGTAAATAGTTCGCTGTATTTCATTGTTTATCTTTGTTTTCTTCGTTTTCTTCTGTTTCTTCTGTTTCCTCTGTTTCGGTGTCGTTCCCGTCCGTTTCTTCGGTTTCCTCTGTTTCTTCGGTTTCGGTGTCGTTTCCGTCCGTTTCGGTTGTTTCCTCTGTCGGGTCGGGTTCGTCTGTCGGTTCGGGGTTTTCCGTTGCCGTTTCCAAATCAGCTGCCAAAGCGTTGTAATTATCCCTTTCCAAACCCCAACTTGAAGCAAGTTTAACCGAAATTTCGGTATCGAACATCGCATTAATTTTCTCAACTGCTTTTTGTCTTTCTTTTAGCATATTATCCACATACGGCAAAAGTACATCTACATTCATAGATACCTCGCCCAAATTTAGGCGTTCCCGTTTCATGTTGTAGTTTGCATTTAGCCCCAATTCGTTGTACATACTCGCCTTGTAGTATTGCACCAACTCAATAAGTTGCGTAATATATACGCTGTTTGTGGTCGGGGCTGTCTGCATATTTACGCCTTTGAAAAATGCGTTTTCGCCGATAATTGAAAACTCGCCGTCTTGTATCTTGCGCAAAAATTCCTCGGCACTCTGTTTCGTCTTGTCATCGCTGGCACTTATAAGCATCGTAATACGTGTTAAAATGCTGGCGGTGTTCAACGAAATAAGCCCGTCAGTATATAATACCGCATAACGCCCGATAAGCGGCAAAAGGCTTTCGCCGTTGCTGTCATTTTCAATCAAAACCCCGTCTTTCTGTATATCGTAGGTTTTGTTTAACTTTAATGCGGGGTTCGCCACGGTGTAAAGCGTTGCCCGTCCGTAAACATCGGGTTCGCCGCCTTTGCCGCCCGAAAGCGCATACAAAAACCCGTCCACGCTGGTAACAAAGGCGTTGCCCGTGGTCTGCAAAAGCCGCTCCAATTCTTTTTGCGGTATGCTGTCGGGCAAACCCTCATAAGCAAACATACTTTGAGTTTTCGCCAACGTGTTTACCATAAATTCAGTTACGGCGGTGTCTTTGTCCCGTATTTGTTGCTGGTACAACTTGTAAATGTTATCTTTCCTTTTCATCTGTCAAAACTTTAATTAGGGTTGTAAGTTCGGCTAACACTTTCGTATTTTCCGCAATCGTATCTTTTAGGTGTTCCGTTTCTTCTTGGTGCGCCTGCCTTTGTTTCACCATGTACCAAAACAAAGCCCCACACATCACAATCGGAAAACCTAAACTTGAAATGATTTGAATAATAGTATTCGCGTCCATATCGTTATAAATTTAGTTACTACTTGCAAAGATAGGAATTTATTTTGTAAAACGGTCGGTTTGGCACGTAATTTGCACCAAACCGCCCGTAATTTTCATTTCAACGAAACTATGTTTGTCTTTGCACTCGTAATTAAATAATTTCGTACTATCTCGCCTATTTCGTTATCTTGGTAGAAAACTTTGTCAATAGCGAAAAACTTTGCAACTTGCTGTTCAACGTAACTTGCGGTGCTTAACAACTTGCGTTTGTAGTTCGGTTTGCCGTTCATTTCCAAAGAATAAATAAGGCTGTTTTCCTCGTCTTTTATCGGGGTTGTCTTTGCGTGTATGTACGTAAAACATTCGTTACCCACTTGGATAATGTTACCTTGCAAAACTACATCGTTAAACTTGATATAGTACACAAACAACACGTCTTGCGGCTTGTACTTGCACGGCAAATGCGGATATACTGCAAGTTCCCATTTGCCGCCCGTTATCATCTGCAAGTTTTGATTATCGAAACAAAAGTATTTGTTGCTGGCTTTGTGTTGTACCGTGCTACTGCAATACTCAACCGCCACTATTGCACCGTGTTCGCCAAATCGGTAAATGTCTATCGTTCCTTGCTCCATGAAAGGTACTTGCTTTAACCCCATTTCGGTGAAGTACGGACAAAACTTATTTACCGTGTTCCCCAGCATGAAAACCTCTACATCGTTGCGTTGGCGTATTATAGTACTCAAAAGGTTCATAAACAACATAAACTCATCGGGCAAATAATACCGCCGTGTCAAAAACTCATCAAATACTATCGTTGTGACATTCGGGTAGCTGCTACTTTTTTCGTGTTCCTGCTCGGACAAACAAAACCCGTAACAAAACGGGGTCGGGTCGGGTGACCGCTTGTTTTTCTCTGCATCGTAGTAAGATAAAAACCACTTGTTCGACATATAGAACACTTCGTTAAATTTGCCGTCTGTCAGTTCCTCAATAAGCCCGTTTGCCACGTGGTTTGCAAACAGACTTTCGGCACGTTTGCCCCTCAAATCCTCACGCCAACGGCGTATGTACGCCATTTGCTTGCCCGTCTTGATATAGTTTTCCAAACCATATTTTAAGGCTGCATAAGTCTTTCCGTTTGACCTTTCGCCAAATATAACATTATAGTCGGCGTTCTTGCTTAAAATCGCTTTCAAGTCGTAAAATTTCGGCTTGTCTGTCTTTGTCTTTCTTGCTGTCATACTCTTATTATTTTAGTCCTTAAATTTAATACCTCGCAAATAGTTTATGTACATAACCGAAAGGGAAAGGCTGTAACCTGTCGGCTCTAAATGTACGCCCGTGCGTTCGTTGTAGTGCGCTGGCGTTCCTTGATAGTCCGTTATATCGCCCTGTATCTCGTAGTCAATATACGTATGTATGTTTTTGCCCGTTGCGGATGCTGGAATATCCAAATAGTTGGTGAACGCATCAAATATCCCGTCAGCCCCGTACTTTTCAATAAGATACGGTATTGCGGCTTTCTTGTTTACGCCCGAAACGGTTAAACTGAAATCGTATGCCCGTCCGCCTGCTTTTAGTGCGTTCGGTTCTTGCACCATATACCGTTTAGCTCCCAGCGTCTTAAATCGTGTATATGTGCACTCGAAATCCCACACGCCCAAAGTCTTTGTTATGCCTTTTATCGTTTGCGGCTCGCAAAGCGAAAACGGCAAACCGTGGTACTTGCAGGCGGCTCGCAATTTCATTTGCGCCTGCATATTATACGCCTTGAAATATGCTTCGTGCGCCTTTCCGTTCATTATCTTAATGCTGTCGGTGTCGCTGTATATGTAATCGTCTTTTGCTTCGTGTATGCCCGTGAAAAGGTTGCGCCGTGCGTATGCGGTTACGAAAATGCCCCACGGGTAAAACAAGAAACGGTTTTTGCTGGTGTTGTACTTGTATAATAGTTCCTGCTTTTGTTCGGCTGTCATTGAGTTAATATCCCATTCGCCGTTATATATAAACTCATCACGCAAAGGGTTGGTAACACTCATACCGTAACAACTGTTTAGCATCTCTTTGCTATTCAAATACTCAACTTCTTTGCCCTCAACTCCTTTTAACTTCGTCTTGCTTTCGTACAAATGTAGGATAGACTTTACAAACGGTGTCGGCAAATAGTCTTTCTTGTAACAATACATTTCGCCAACTCGCATACTTTCCCACGAATAAAAGTTTTTGATTATATTAAAATCTACGTCCGTAATTGTCAGCGCAATTTTTGAAGCCGCCACGATACGCCCGTTATTTTCGCACGGGTTTTCTTTCACAAAACATTTGCTTGCGCTTATCGGGTTATCCTGTGTTTCGCTGGCAAATATGTTGGTAAACTCAATATCGAACACGCAACAATACTTTGATATTAAAAACTCGAATTGCGCCATATTCTTAACCGTGATTGCAACGCCTTGCGACATCGGGTATTTTTCCGCTATCATTACATACGGGTAACTGCTTGTAAAGTCGTAACTATCCACGTTGTACATTATTTCGTCTGTATATTCGGCGTTTGCGTGTGTAAAACCGCCTGCAAACGCACGTTGCAGCATATTAAATTCATTCATACCCGTAATTTGTAGTTCCTGCATCAAGTTTACGTAATCCCAATTTGGTACGGTCTTTCCTACATCGCTTTTTTCACGCAAACAATGCGCACGGCAATACTTGCGCACAAACCCCGTCTTTGTTATCGGTATGTGCGTTATCCCTTTGCTTTCCTCGATACGTTCCTGTATGTAGCACATCACTACTTTTATATCATTGATACAGTAGTGTATTTCCGCATCAGTTAGCGGCGTTTCGCTGTGCCTTATTTGCTGGTAGTCCAAATCACCCACGGCTTTTGCGCACTTGTATTTCATAAGTTGTTCGCCCAACTTTGCAAGCGAATAACCCGAAAGCAAGTAACTACATCTAAACTCAATGTTGCCCGTTGTTATCGTATAAATCGGTTTGCGCAAATCAATACTGAAAACCCGTTGCCACTCAAACCACTTGCGCAAAAACTGAAATTCGTATGAAAGGTTATGCACATACACAATAAGGCGTAATTTGTCATTCAGTTGCAAAACCTCGCTTACGGTCTGCATCATCGTGACAAACTCGCCCCACGTGCGCCCCATTATTGTATATCCGTTTATGCCAAACTGCCAAACGTACATTATTGCGGCTTTCTCTAATTTCGCCTTGCGCCCGTTGCTGTCCTGCATACGTTGCACTTGCTCGTATGTGTACGCCCGTCCGTCCGTATCACGGTAAAAACTTGTTGTTTCAATATCAAATGCGCACGGGATATTGTAAAACCTTTCGCCCTTGCTGTTTCCGATAATGTTTTTATCATTTACGGCGGCTTTCAGTACTTCGTTTATTTCGGTCGGGCTGTTTATTCTTTCTTGTAACTCAAAAGGTATTTTTTTCATAACCCAAACTTATTGAAATTTCGCAAAATGCGCTCTATATCGTTTTGCATATCATCCATTGCGTCCGCAACCTCATTTGCTTGCCGCTCTATCTCTGCATCAATCGCCCGTGATATGCTTTGCGCTTCACTCTCAATTTGTGTGCTAATATCGCTTGCGCTTTGCTCCATTTCGCCCGTGAAATCTTTGTACCGCATCAAATACCGTTCAACGAAATCACTATCCGAAACGCTGTTTAACTTGCCTTGCAGGTTTCTCGCCATAAGGTTGTACTCATCGGGCGTTAAATCGTACATACGTTGCAGGTGTTGCCCGTACTGCCTTGCACCTTGCGCCGTACTGGTTGGCTGGCGTAAAAACGAAATCGCCTTGCCGTACTCAATTTTTAGGGTGTTCCAATCGCCTTTCATTGAAAACTTGGTGAAGCCTTTTATATCACCTTTGTTTAACGCTTGCACGGCTGGCGAAAGTTGTCCGCTTTGCTCTATATTCTGAATACGGCGGTTTGCCATTTGGAAAACCCTTGCAATCTCTTTTCTATATTCGGGGCTGCTTTCAACGGCTTGCAATATCTCTTTTTTGATTTTCGCCCGTTGGGTTGCACCAAATACAGACTTTGTAAATTTAATCTTAAAACCTAACTCTGCCATACGCTGTTATATTAAATAGGGGTTGCAAACATTGCAACCCCTACAAAGTTAAACATAACTTTTCAAACTCTTACAAGTCCACAAACGAAATAGAATAACACTTCTTGCCGTGGCTCTCGTACTCGTAAATCGTGTAACCGACTTTGCCGTCTTTGATAGTTTGTACCGCCTCATCATCGGCAAGTATTTCACGCACCGTTTCGGCGGTGTGGCTTGGTAGGTTCACCAGCCGTTTGTTTTCCTCGTCAATAATTACGGGGCTGTCGCCTAATTGTGATTTGTGGACATAAAGCCCGTTGATTTTGTGTATCACATCTTTGCCGCCCTCATTTTCAGCGTTGAAAATATCGGCTAACTTGGTGTACTGAAAATCGGTTGTGTCAATACCGAAAGTTGTCTTGTTAAATTTACTTGCAAAACTTTTCATTGTAGTAATCTTTTAATTGTTAAACTTCTTGTTATTTGTTATTCGGCTGTCTGTCCTTGCGGTTCGCCGTCAAACGGCAAGTTTTGTTCTGGGTTGGCTTGCGGTTTCAAGTCCATAAGCCACGCACGAAAGCGGTTTATTTTCATAACCGCACGTTGGTTGCGGCAAACTTCATTACACGCCATAAGGCTACCCAACGCCGACAAAGCGGCAAACGAAAACTCATCAAATGCGTTTCTTTTTTCTTCCATTGTAGTAAACTTTTAATTGTTAAACATAGACTTCTTAAATTTCAACGTACCGTTGTGTTTCACTACCGTTGTATCGGTTGTTACTATCGTAGCCTTGCCCCGTACCGTTGTACCCTTTGTAACGGTGCAACCCTGCAAGATTGCAGATAAAAACAACATCGCACCACATACGGCGAAAATCATAACACACATTGCAACTTCTTTAATTGCTTCTTTCGGTTGCTCTCTGAAATGTTGTATAAACTCTTTCATAATTTCAAAATGTTTAATTGGCACTGCAAAGATACAACATTTTTCTAACATACAAGCATAAGCGCACAAATTATTTTCGTTTTAACTTTTCTTAACTCTTGGTGTTGTGTTCCACGTGAAACATTTTATTTCGTGCATCGGTGTGGCAGTGTTCCACGTGAAACATTTTATTTCGTGCATCGGTGTGGCAGTGTTCCACGTGA